CGATTTGTCCCTTTCCAGGGAAAGTCGATGAGCTCGCCCCTCCCATAGAGCTCTCGCTGTACCTTTCGGCACTGCGAGGGTCCTCCACGCCTTATCGCGGCGAACGAGGTTTACGCCTCTCTATGCGGACGTGTAACGTACAGTCAGTCGGCTACCGAGAGCATTGGCCAAGGCCGATGCCACCCCAGCAGCGGGGGTCCCACTAAGCCAGTGGGCAACCGTCAACGGGATAACGGTGGACCGAATAGGACGGTATACCACGCGCGTCCGCGACGGATACTTTAATACTCCGTGGTCCTGGTCTTGCGGTTTTACCAGAAACCAACGATTCAGCCCGGAGTAGCCCGGTACCGCCACAGGCGTAGACAGCTCGATTTGTGTGCGAGCTACTACGGTGCTATATTGATACCGTTTGTTGTAAGACAAACCACGTATCGCACCTGACGCAAGCGCCAAGTCGCAATAATGCGTAAACGTGGTCGCAAGCGGTTGTTGACAGCTTTGGGTTTCCCCAAGGATATCTTCAATCGTTTGCACACTACATTCCTCCGGTGACTGCCGGATGTATCGAGGAGTAATATCCAAGATAGGTTGACCTGGGACGTGGTAAATTTCCACGCCGCAACTCTCACGATAATAAGTCGTGGAGCAGGATTTCGCCTTGTTAACAACCAAACCCGCTCGGGTAAGGATGTCAACGGTAGCGTCGAAATCACTTACATGCACGATGATATCATCACCGTATACATGAAACGGCTTCCGACAAATATATGAGCAGAGGAGCGTGCAAACGGCCGTTAAGACCGGGAAACACACACCAGAACCCATAGGGGCGAACGCCCTGAAAGGGAACAAAGTCCCGTCAGGGGCACAACCGAATGTAGACCGAACCGCAAAGAGGTAATCTTTCCAGTCCGGTAGCAGCAATGCTACTAGTCGTCTGGACACATGATCGGAGGCATCACTCAAATCAATCGAGCAATAACCATCCTTCATCAATAAAGAATTATGTCTGCGCTGGTCAAATAGAGAAACGTTGTTGGGAAAAGCCTTGTGAAGTGCTTTTACCATGGCGTCACCTACAGCCAGTTGAGCGAACATAAAACCGGCCGGTTCCGAAGAAACGAACCGGTTAGTCTTTAGTGACTTAGGAACTTCAGCCATCTTAGTAATCCCATACCGAAGTGTGGGTAAGACAGTATCAGTCCAATCACGAATCCCGCAGCAGTACAGAGAATCCGGAACTCGGGCAGGGCGAGAAAACTCTCGATTCCACCGTTGAAACGGAGACTTCTTATCTGCTGTGACTCCTGGGCCGAAGCGGCCCATCAGTTCGGACCAGTCAAAGGGCGGCCGCAAAGTTTTTGCTTTGCGTCTCATTGCCGTAACCTCGAACTTATCCAGTTTGATGGTGCCGGGATGGGACAGGCGGTCAATGACCTCCTGCCAATTCACAACTTTTCGAGGTTCCCCACGATACTTATAGAGCAGCTTCACAACTTGGTGAAGCGCCTTTACGTGCCATGGGTTAGCCTCTAGAATAGTAAAAGATTGGTATGGAGTGGTCTTAACGACCCCAACAGACCAGAGCTTTCGTGGCAAGTCCTTTTTGGACGTTACCGCACCGGCGCATAGTAGTCTTTGCCATGCGTCGACCCTATCCAGGTATTGCGGATTTCTAGGATCGTAGAAGTCGATTAAAACCTCACAATCACTAGAGTTCCATCCAGTATACTCGACTAAATCGAGTACGAGTTTGTCGCGGAAGATACCAAACAAATGGCCTTCCGTGCTTTTCAAATTCGGCATTTCTGCCTCCTTTGAGGCCTCATGCAGGGGATACCCTGCATCCGATGCTACGGAACGAGTCCGCTCGCAATCTTGTCCGGGAAGCCCGCAGTGTTGGTCGTGCCAGTAGCAGAGCTATTGACATAACCTCCAATGTAGGAGCTGATCTGAGCAAGCAGCGAGGTCGTGTGAGCCGCAGTCCATTGCTGAACGCGGGGAATCGATACCGTAACGCTAACGCTACCAGTATGCGGCAGGTTATCCGAATCAAGGACGACCTGTTTCGCAGAAACGTAGACGCGATCGTTACCGATCACGCCAGGTGCTTTAATGTCGAGCTGCACATCGAAGATGCGCGGTGCGGCAAGAGAGTCACCGGTGTTGTTTCCTACGTACTGAACTTTACGTTCGCTGGCATCACGAATTTCATAAGTGATACCAGTAGCAGCTGCTCCCGTTGCATTAGGGAGCGACAAAGTGGATTGAGCCATGTTGGCCTCCAAATTAATGGTGATACACCGTTGGTTCGTTTTCCCCAACGGTTGCCAAACGACGTTATGACACGCCAGCTTAGCGCGCAGACTACAGTTTAGCTTGTAACCAAAGCTGCCCCAACGTCCGCGTACGGGTGAAAGACAGTTGAGGGGCCCAAAGGCCTCCCCTGTCCCAGAAACCTGACAGGTCGATATAGGTCTCAGGGTTTCGAGTGAACACACACGACTCGCGTCGTGCAGTCGAACTCGGAGCCACAAGGTAGGAAGTTTCCCACCCTGGTTGAGGCCATTCTCGGGTCAGCGACTCGGTTTTGATTTCCGTGAACGCTGAGCGTTTCTCCATTATCCAGGGTCTCCCCATGGATGCCACCAAACCTCGAAGGCCGTCTTGCGACGATACCTCGTTGGATAAGTGGGAGAGAAACTCACCTGTGCGAAGGAAATAGTCTACGACGAAAGAGAAAGGGACCATGTCCCAGAAACTCTCTAACGGCTTAGTTAACCCAACACGTGTAGCCCATAATTGAATAGGGCTTACGATATCGAGGTTGTATCTAAGCTTAGCAATCCATTTCAGCTTTTGCGTTACAGACGTGCCTTTTCTAAAGGTATACGGCTGGGCAATAGAGCCGGATGGACTGGCAGGGAAGATGCGAATCGACCCTTGCGTAGATTCCTTTATATCATCAAGCGTCTTGGTCGACTCTAGAACCGTGTATTCCTCATTGTTCCGCTGCGAAGCGGTCATGAGGGTTTTCAATACATAGTTTGTCGAGTCAGCAACCATGCGCATATCCTGGAGAGTGGTTTGCACCACGAACCGGTTGATGAAATCGCCAGATATCAGTGACTTGATGACCGTTGTGAACGGTCTTCTTCGCCAACTGCGGAGGAGATTCTTACCAATCTGATTCAGTACTGTACTCAGCTTAACGGCACTACCAACCAAAGGGATGGCTTGCAGCACCGCGGAATAGCACATTACAGATTCTTGGCAGTTAAGATCGATATTACTAAAGATCTCATCTGCTAGAGTCTGCGTCAATTGCGGATCATGTTCCGGTACACGTATATCGGGATTGGTGTTGTTCAATAACCCGGGATTTCTCTCGAGCAATGTCCACCACCTATATCGCCTATATACTTGGCCATTAAAGCCAGTGTACGAACCGTACCTTCCGGAGGATACAGTATCCTTCGAATGTAGACAGGTTTTCCAATTGAGCGACGTTAGCCCGTCATTAACAAACTTCGGACCTTTGGGATACACGATGGTTTCACCACCGTGAAATACCGAGGCCTGAATTTGAGACGTCACAGTCTCGGCGGGATCCGTGTTGCCACGAATCGGGCTGTATTGTAACGTTTTGTTTGTAGCCGGGTAGTACCCGGCTTCACGTGTTTTCGTGATAATGTCAGACATGGTTACCTTGATGGGTTCAGCGAAGGGCACACGGCCC